CAATGGTTCCAGTACCAGCGGCACCGCCCATTGTGGCAGTAACAATCATACCATCTTCATTGGTATCTGTTACAGTGCCAGAGCCCAAAGCCAGCGTTGCCAAGATGTCCACTTTCTGGGCACCAGTTGACGCGGCAGCAGCTTTGTAAGCAGCAGCGGCAGCAGAAACAGCAGTGCCAGCAGAATTGGTATGCGCCGCATAACCAACTGACAATGTTGTTGAGCCACCCAGCGCATCATGCGCTAGTGAGCCTTCAAGCAAACGTGCGCCATCAGGCAGTACAAACATCTGGATGACATCGCCAGATGCCAAAGAAGATGCTTCGTACACACCATGTGCTACGCGGATACGCCCGCCCAGAACATTTGATGGGTTTTTGACAACAGGATCTGCAGTCGCGTTAGTCTGTTGTACAGAATAAACAGTAGCCATATCCTATTCTCCTTACGCTTCAGAACACAACACTTCGACTACTTTTGCTTCTTCCATGCGTGTAGCACCCACAGATTGGCAATAGTAGACTTGCGTTGCGTAAGATTTATCAGCGCGCTCATCAATGCGTGCAGTTGGCTCTTTGCCGATTGCAAGCTTGATACCATCGCTAGCGAAAGCAATTACGCGGCGATAGCTAGATGCGTCAACACCCAAGCGGTTTGATGTGATGAATGTGAAGCCAACAAACTGGTTTAACTCGCCTTGAGCCAAAGCTTTAACAGTGTTGAAGTCACTTGATGTTACAGTGGTGTCACCCAACAGATCAGAGATCTGCTTAGGAGCTACAACAATGTAACGCGGGATTGATGGGTCAACATTACCGGCATCCAAGATTTCCTTGGCTTCCAGCAGCTTTGACAATGTCAAGCCAGCGGCAGGAGAACCCACACCGATTTGGTTGTTGCTGTCAAAAGCAGTAGTTGTTGAACCGTCTTTACCAGTCTTTGCATTGCCAAGAGCAGCAGAGATGATCACATCATCCATTGCGCGGCCCATAGCTGCAGCAGCAGCACGGCTATATGTCGAAGTCGGATCTACCAACAAGCGAACTTTGTCCTGATCATCGATCAGATCCGCATATTCATAGTCAGACATCGTCACCATACGGCGACTGTGAGGTGTATCGATCAGCGGTGTATCCGCGTGCCGAGTAGTTCTCAGAACAGCAGCAGCGCTACCGACCTGATCAAAGAAGGCTTTTTCGCCATTCACAGTTTCCACATCAACTGCAGGACGCAGCAGTGAACCCATTTGCTGCGAGAGCATTTGGATGTTCGCGGAGAACTGATTGACAAAAGCCGTAGTGATTTGTGAAGACATTGTCTCACCTTTCTACAGTTTAGGTTACAGATTGCTGCGCGTGGTTATCCCTTGCGGGGCCAATGCTTACTGCTTGGGCAGTCACTCCACCTGACACACAGGCATGATGCGTGGGCCTTGCGGTTATCCACTATAGATACTCTCGGAGCGTCAGAACCTGTTGTACATAGCTCTCATGCTCTGGGTGCATCTTATCCCAGTATGGCCCGCCGCGTCCAGTCATCTCAGCAATTTGCCGTGATGCTTCGTCAGGGGTCATAATCATTTCTGTCGGCGCGCCTTCCAGACTGTCTTCACCAATCTGTTCAGCCAAACCGGCAAACATCTTAACGATTTGCGGATGATCTCCCAACATACGACCATCTGCCAATGTGATTTCATCAAAGATCTCAGTACCGCCAAGCAATGTATGGGCAGCTTTCTGAGCAAGCTCAACTTTCTGCTCAAACGCTCGGCCAAATTCTTGACGCAACTCTTGCTCACCTTGGTGCCTCAGATCTTCCGCAGCCTCATCAAAGCCAGACCTAGCACCCGTTAGCGTTTCCTCAAGATACGCCGCAATGCGCTGGGCCTGCGTATTGTTTAACCCCGCATCAAGCGCTGCAGCCTTTAGCCCGCTTAACTCATTCTCACTGAAGTCAGCGCTCTCAAAGTTTAGCTCATACGCATTTGCATCATCTGGTGCGCCAAGCCTTTGATATACAGCGCGCCACTCGTCAGGCGTAGCACTCTTGCCCGGCAGCGGCACCTTATCCGCTCCGATCATACGCTGCGCATGTACATAGCTTTTTGCTAGTGAAGCAGGATCAGCAAAATTTCTTAATGACGGCTCAGACCGTAAATCCTCTGGTAAGCTTTCCAGAAAGTTAGCCGGTGCCGCCTCTGCGACTTCTTGAGATCCAGTGTCTTGGATTGCCTCTTCGCTCATTGTGGTTCCTTCTCGTCGGACAGCATCCGGGCGATTAGCAACACTGTTGCGCGCTGTCCTTCGTTAAATGCAGATTGATATGGATCGCCCGAAAACGTGGTTGTCTCAAAGCTAAAACGCTTCTTGAGATCACTCATTACTTGCTCACCGTCCTCTGTATTAAACGTGCGACGATACGCTAATTTCAATTCTTCTACTTTGTTCATTGGCTAATAGCCTTGACCAGCGGAGCGACCTGCTGCGCCTGCTGCGCTTGCATCATGTCCTGCTCTTGCTGCGCCATAACCTGCGCCTGCTCTGCCTGCTGCCGCCGTATCCGCGCAATCTCTTCATTGCTGCGAATAACCCGCGCTGGCATACCAGTAACTTCAACAAGATACTGCACCAGCTTATCAGGATCTAAGTAATCCTGCACAGGCGCAACCTCACCGATCTGTGTTAGCACCTCAAACCCGCGCAACATTCCCTGCAGATCTGTTAGCTTCTGAGCCTTCGCAAGCGGCGAGACATACTCAATATCAATGTCCTGACCTTGTAAAAGCTCCGGGGCAGGGGGGAGAAGACCTTCCCGGAGCAACAGCGCAAACGAGCGAGATATGAGAGGACGAAGGAGTTCCGCTTGCAACCGCCCTAGAACGGGCCCAAGCAATCGCATCTTTTCCTCGTTGCGCTGTAACACTTCAGTCGCTGTCATCGATGGGCCTTCACCCAAAAGCAACTGATCAACATAAAACGCCTGCCTAATAGCATTGCGCCGTTGTTCTTCCATATTCAAGCCCAGCGGATTGTTTGCACCAATCTGCAATGGCTCCAACCGATCACGCGTGCCAGATCTGTAAAAGTTCAGCGAGCCCGGCGTTGTTCTTACCGGCAGCATAAACCCGTCATCTGGAACCATAAGGGGCGGGTCAATCTGCTTCTGCGCAGCCCTGATCGTCACCTCTGACATCTTGTTGACCATCTTAACATCTGGCAACGCAGTCATTGCTGGCGAGCGGCCATAGCTGCTTACGCTATCCTTATTAAAACGCGGCACCATAAACGGGAAGTCATCAAAGCCACCCTCGCTCAGTATCTGTTTGCTAGCGAGATGATAATAAACAGATGCAATAGGCTTGCTCTTCGCCATCTTTCCCTTGGCTTCTGCCCTCGGAAACACAGCGTGTATGACCTCATGCTCTTTGTACGGGTCATTCTTTTGATCAACCAGCACAGTGCGCGGTGAGTTCTCTTCGCCAAAACGCATAACAATTGCACGCGCCGTTAGCTTAAACTTACGATACACCGTATCAACGCGGCCCTCTGCATCTTCAGAGATCATTATCTCCGCTATATGCCGAGAACTAAACCGCAGCCCATCACCATCGCCCTCTACATAGAAGGCAGCAGTACCAAAAACCACCAAGTCATAATAAAGCTCGTGGATCTCTTGCTGAAAGTTAGAACGATTAAACGCCTGATACATCTGATCAAGGCTGCTCTCCAACCACTCATTCGCCTCATCACTGCGCTGCAGTTCCTGATCGCGGAAACGCATAGAAAACCAAGGCGTGCTAGGACTGGTAAGCATACCATGAAGACTAGACGCCAATAACTCCACCGCGTGAATAGCAGTACCATCATAAATTAACTCAGTGCGCTTATCACCCTGCGTGCGCTTCTTCGTAATATCAGCCTTACGCGGCAACATATAATCAGCTAGCTGCTGCCAATGATTTTCCCAGTTAGACCGCTGAGATTGCAACGTCTTATATCGACGCTCAAGCTGCGTCACTATCGGAGAAACTTGCGCCATTACACCATCCTAAAGCTATTCAGCATACTTTTCTTTTTCTTTACGCCCTCTATGGCCCCACCTTGGGTGCGACCCACCATGCGCTGCTGTAGGCGTTCCAACGGGTCAATCGTTGCCGCCTTCATTCCCTGCGCCGGTTGCGAAGAAATCTGCCCCATCATACCAGCAATATTCTGAGGCTGCTTTTTAATCATCATTTGATCAAACCCATTAAAGAACGACGAGGGCGCGTTGTATCAGGATCAGCAAGCAATCCCTGCGGCCCCGTTAATATCGTGCCCTTGCGACCCTTCTTGCCAGCAGTCATGGCACCAGCCTCTGTGCGGCCCTCTGGGGCTGCACCCTTTAACGGCTCATCAGCGCCGGGAACAGCAGCTTCTGACGCACCGTCAGCCGTATCCGCATCAGGATCCGCATCAGGATCCTCCGCAGGACGCGTACCCTTTGGCTTGTCCTCTGTGCCAAAACCAAATTGCTCCATACGCTCTTGCTGAACCTTAGCCATCTTTTGCGACTGCGCAGTGCGCGCATCATAGCCATAAGGCTTATCCTTAGAAATCCCTAAGCCATACGCAACATCACCCTTGGCAATGTCAAACTGTTCGCCAATCGTTGTACGGCGCGCTTTAGGACGCACAGCTTCTGGGAATTGTTTCTGCCCAGTAAATTGCCTATCCTCAGATGTACGATCCTCTAACTCAGTTGGCCCGCGAACGCCAAGCGCCGCCCTTAAATCATCAAAAAATCCCATAGCCTACCTCATGCTGCAAAAGGGTCATACTCCATGACCGCCTGTCTCTGCGGTGCCCTAGATCGATCCCGCGTTTCCCTAAGCCCCACAGCAAAATACCTAAAAGCATCCGCAGCGTGACTACTCCAATCATGTACCGGCGAAGCACGAAAACTCCGCGTCCTCTCGTTATACGCCCGGTGATACTGCCGCAACGCTTCCAAACCATCCTTGCACTTCTCACGGTCAAACCACAACCGAGGTATCAACATCTGAGCAGCGTGTATCCCATCCTCAACAGGAAGCTTAGGAACAACGCGGAAATTCAAACCAAGATCCCAAGCAATCTCTCGCCTGCTCTTACCACTACCAAGCTCACGCACCTCTATGTCATGCGGCGCATTGTGATCCCCGTATAAATACTTCTTCTCCGAAAGAACCTTGCAATAATGAGGCAAACCCTCATTCCTATTCTCATAAAAGTCTATCACATGCACAGCACGGCCAACACTCTGCGTAAACCAAACCGCCGTACTATCACCAACACCCAAATCCCACCACGTATCAACACGCACAGAAGGATCATAAGGCACATTCGTTATACGACCAGACGCCGTGATCTCCTCTAAATCCTTGCCGTAAATAGCACCCGGAACATTCGCATTCCAACTGCACTCAAATTCCTGCGCATACTGATCTGCACTCATCATATTCTGAGCAGCAGACAATTCCTCATCATCCAGTAACCCAGTCTCTGAAGCCTTATATATCGCAGTTAACCAATCATCATTCGCAGCAGATTGCTCATAAAGCTCATAGAACGCGTTATGCCCTTTAGGCGTACCAACAAACACACCCCAGCCCTTACGGTCACTCAGCGCTGGCCGTATGACCTCTGGGAACACATTCTCTGGCATCTGTGCAACCTCGTCCATCACACAGCCATCCAAATAGATCCCACGCAAACTATCAGGGTTCTCAGCACCCAGCAAAGAAATCCTGCCGCCAGTAGGCAAATCACAACGCAACTCAGTCTCGTGAAACTTCACACCGGGGATCTTCCCAGCAAACTGCTTCAAATAATCCCAAGCTACATTCTTAGCCTGCCGATAAGTCGGTGCCATATACGCATACCGAGGCGAAGGCTTACTATTCATAATCGCATCCCTAAGAATGTGATTAATCGCCCACACCGTCTTACCAAAGCGACGATGACAAACAACAACACCCCAACGCTTCGCCTGCATCTCATTGTGCAGCATCATCTGCAAAGCACGCGGCTCATAAGGTATCTCAATCTTCAATGCTCTGTCTCTCCATCGCGGAACACCATTACACCAGCACGCTCCAACATCCGCTCGTACAAGTCAATCAACAGCACCTGAGCATGTACCCGCTCATCACCGCTAGCATCCCTAGCAGCCTCCCTAAGAAGCGTCAGATGCGCAAAGAATGCATGTGTGTTAGGTTCCATGGCAACGTGTGTGTGAGACACTCCTGTGCAGGTATATTACGTGTATACAGCGGGCGGGCGGTTCTGCGGGGGGTAGGGGTCGGCGGGTCGTAAATTTAACATAATCACTATTATGCGCCTAAGCAATTGTTTGTTATCAAGCCCTTAGCAAATCGCCCTATCCGCTGACCGCTCAAACCACAACATATAGTATTTCAAAACCAAACGGCGGGGGTGATGTTCTCGCGCGTAGCTCGGTCTCGATCAGGATGTGATATACACACACTTCCCCAAATCATTTGCTCATCATAGACTGCTGCTTACCGCTTGGCTTGATCGTGTCCATCATAAGATCAATGATGTTCTTCTGCTCTTCAGTGTAGTAGCCTTCATCCCATTGCTTTACTGCGTAGCCGCGTATGAATGCATCAAGCCTAGATACATCCATCCACTTTTCAAACGGGCGTTTCTCGCCATACTTTTGCTTGGCTATCTCGTATGCTTGTTCATCAACCTTCACTTGTTCTGGCGTTCTTCTGTCTTTGAGTATTCGCCGCAACTCTGCGTAATCTTCGTTTAGCTGTGGCGCAGCGTGCAGCATGTCACCCAATACTGCCTGCTCTAGCTCTTCGCCTTGCATGTTCTGGTCAAAGACTTCCACTAGCGGCTGACCTGTTGGGCTGTCTTCTCTGCTGTAGAATTCTAGCTTTCTTTGCCCTGCTTCTGCAGATCCTCGTTTGTCTGCTACACTTATGCCTAAGAATATCGGATACTTTTGTTTTATCCTTCTTTCAATATCTGCGATAGTTTCAGCCATCAGTGCTTAACGATCTCCTGCTGCTGCGTGCTGACTGTCACGCTGTCCTCGTCGTGTGCGCTGACAGCTACATCACCGCCTGCCCATGATATTGTGATGGCCTGTTGCTGTGGTGCTTCCTCTTTCTTATCTCGGATACCCCAAGGCTGGTTTCTACCTAGCGTCCACTTGAGCGTGTCTATCTCCAGCCTGCGGCGTTGCACTTCAGCATTGGCTAGTCTGTTGTCATCGAACTCTGGCAGTGGCGAGAGCGCTAGCTGATTGATATGATCTGTGTAGTATTCGGCCTGCATTACTCTGCCCTGCCGGTACATTTCCCACAGTTCCTCGTCGCGCACTGCTGCCTTTGTGATTGCTCTGTAAGTTGGCATATCTGGATCTTTGACGATCTGCACAAGTGTTTCGCCTTGCGCTAATCTATCCATGATCTTTTGCATGACTGCTTTTGTGACGCGTTTCATTGTTCTTTCCAAAAAAAAGCCCCGCTACTAAGAGCGAGGCAAGTTCTCCTGCTTGGGAGGAAGGAGGTTCATCCATGAGGTAGAATAACCGGCCCAAAGTTCTGCCGATTATATCCAAGTGTTAGCTTATTTCGGTACACTGAGCAAGGAAAAATAACTTTTTTTACTGCGCCCCCTTGTAATGTGACAGCATCTGTCATATATACTAAGTATAACAAATGGAGGTACTACCAAATGATCGATACAGTTTTTCAAAACGCACTTGATAAAAGCAGCAAGTATATTGGCCGCACTGGCACAACCTACTGCGCAGCAAAATTTCGCAACATTTTAGAGATTGAGTTAGGAAGCGACTGGGAGAATGAGTATGTCCAGCAAATTCTTTCGCTTATCAAGAAACGCGGTACAGACATTATCTGGGATTAATCAACGGGGGCTACGGCCCCCTTTTTTACAGCACAGGAGAAAAGCTATGAACAATCTTGATAAACTGCGCGCTCTAATGCGCGACATGGAAGACAGCTTGGGCATCATCGGTGACATCATCGGTGCCCTCTCACTCTTCGGCCTGCTGTTCGTCGGCCTGTTCTTCGCCGGTATCCTTTAACCGCAATACGCCCTCACAGCTACAGAGAAGCCCCCTGAGTGGGGCTTTTCTTTTTTCATAGACCTACCTAGCCAAACCACACCTTACCATACCCTATTCAGCCGCATATCAGATCCTATCCACATTGCTGCCCAGTACACGCGCTCGCTTGGGATCGATAATCCAAGTCAGTCTAATCAATGCAGCAGCATAATCTGCTTTGACAGTATGCCGAGAGCATCCCAGCATCTTAGATAGCTTTGTCCACTTTGGCCCTCTGCCGTTACCGACTGCACTATGCGCCACAGCCCAGACAATCTGCCTGTCCTCTGTCGGCATCCGCAATCCCAGATCCATCGCAAGATCCAGCCGATCTACTTCTGCAGCACTTGGCGCAACTCTGACCGGCCCAGCCTCTGTCCATCCATACGCATTCCAGCTTTGCACGTAGTCAGGCCACGAAGACATCTTCTGCTTGCGAAAGGCTGAAGGCAAGCTGCGCTCAGTCTCGGCAGCTTCCATAAACAGTTCATCAAAATCTGTGACCGTCCACCTGTGCAAATCTTCAAGCTTGGTTATCTTCATTAAACCTCTCCTCAATGATGTGACAAAACTGCGCCTGATCAAGCGGCTCCATTGCAGACAGGGAAGTTACAATCTCAATGTATCTATCGTGGCTCATCTTAAACCTGAGCTTGCGCAGGATCTTGCTTAGCCTATGCCCCAGCGGATCGGCAATGCTGGCCGCCTTGCCTGCCTTGTAGGCCGGTGACATTTTCGCAAGCGTCGACAGTAATACACTGTCTGCGCTTACACTGTAATCACTTACAGTGTTATTTATATTAGAGTAATCTTCCGTGTAATCACAGTAATCACTTACAGTGTAATCACTAGTATCTCGGCCTAGCGGCCTCGCGTTAGCGTACTGACGTATTGGCATTTGTCAATCCCCTTTTTTTATGCGAGACAACGTGTCGATAATCTGTGCATCAGACGCCGTTTCCTGCGCCAAATCTGCATAGAGATATGCATAGTTCACCAAGTCCAAGACATTGTCTTCATCATGCTTTCCGTAGATCTCTCTAGCTATCTTCATGTCAGCCAGCATAAGGCATGTCTGCTCAGCGCTAATAGGTACGCCAGCGATTTGGCTCCACCTCTGGGCTAGCGCCTCGTACAGCCTGTTCGCGGGCCCGCGCAACTGCGCCCGGCTCTCCAATATCAGCGCGCTTCTTTTCTTTAATTCTTCTATGTAAGTCACAAACAGTCTCCCAACATTTTTGGTTACTGGCGCAAATCAACTCGCCGCTAAGCAAGATGACCCAGCCATCTAGGTTTAAGTCATGCAAGAACCCGCAGCCCTTGCACGTTACGGGCCTACTCTTCCTCCGACCCATAGTCAGGCACCCAGCCGTAGCTGTCGCAGTCCTCGCAAGTCGCAATGCTGTCGGTCAGAAAGCCACCGTTCACGTAATCAACAACCGCCTTCTCGGCTGTCACTTCGCCATTGCCGTGACACGTGCTGCACTTCTTCGCAGGCTCTTCCCACTTCTGACCGTGTGCATAGAAAGTAAACACAGCCGTATCGCCTTTAATGGACAAGCTTCTGATGTCGCTCATTTGAACGCCCGCCATAGAATGCAAGACTTACCCCACTGGCTCTTGCCCCGCATGGTGCTGTCATAGATCTTCCCGGCATTGCGTAGCTCAGAGATCCGGGGCTGGATACTACCGTATGGCCGGTTTAACTTCGCAGCAATCTCTTCACTGCTCAGCGGCAGCAAAGAAGACTTCAGCAATTCATGCACCTGATCACGCAGCGTGACCTTGCGCCCAGCACCCGACACTGCAGCAGCCTTGCTGGTGTCTGTGCCCTGATAACCTGTGCCTTGTTCTGTGTATGGCATTTCATTTCTCCTCTCTATATTTTTTCCAACTAAACAACGCACCCGCTGCAATGCAAGTTACGCCGATCTTGCCTATGATTTGTCCATCAACATGGGCCAAAGAGCCAAATGCAAGCCATAGAAATAGCACACTATCAATCACACTGCCGACGACCCCGCTTGCCAGTATGCCTAGCGTCCTACTTCGATCCCTGATTTTTCTGTACACAGCGAAGTCACTAAGCTCCGACACGCCAAACGCAACGAGCGATGCAATGGCAATAAAGGGATCTGCCAAAAGATAAGATAGCACTGCGCCCACTGCTATTGCATAGAGCGCAAAACGAGGCCCAAGCCACTCATGCACGGCATCACGAAGCAGCAACGCCAAGCCAATCATTAAAACACCGCTAGGTGCCATCACGCCAAAGCCAACTGGTATCAGGCATGGGCCATCAGGAATGCAGACAGTGCCGACATTACCAATCATGTAATTTGCAGCGGGTATCGTTGCAATATATCCGCTGATTAAAGCTAATTTTATACCATTCTCAATAATGGTTGTTTTTGTAACTGATTTATCCATTCTTTTATTTTTCCTTTTCTATTATCAGGCTCAAATGCGAGATATGTTCCATCAACACTGTCGCAACCCAAGGCCGCTGCTAGGCGCATTCTTTTAAATGAGTTCACGCGCCCCATATGAACCCATTTTTTCTCCCGTTTTGCAGCGGCCATTATATCTCCCGCCGCCTGACTTAATTTCCATTCGGTGCTGCCCCCAATAAAGATTGCGTCTAATTCGCCCCAATTAATCAAATCACTTAATTCGCCATCTTGAGCAACTAAAGCTGCTTTAAAACCTAACTCCCTTATACGTGGCAACATAGGATAAGCCCGCTTTCTAGTTCGCTCTGCGTTTCCCACGATGTCAGGCGCAACTGCAAACAAGCAGGCCTTGCGGTTTAATTTATTTAACCACGACAAAAAACCATTATTGGAATATTTTTCAGGTGCGGCGTAACAACCATTATCTGCCGCAAATAAACTATGCCCCTGCATGGATTGCTTACCTACATTAAAGCTTAACATCACACCAATATTTTCAGAGCATTCTATTTTTTTACCGCTAAGATATATCATGTTTCAATCCATCCGAGCCATTCTAGGATAGCCTCGTATGTCTCCATGGGCAGCACAACCAACGTGCGCTCCCGGTCTTTGCGAACAAACAGCATGTCGCTATTGTCCTGATCGAGCGCATCATACAGATCCTGATACGCTCTCGCTCTGCGCTTGCATTCAGCAGTCAAAGCCAATTGCGGCCCCAGCTTTATGTCACTCGCATAGTTTCCCTTCATTGCACCAGACAGCGGTATGCGCTCTGCTTCCACGCCCTTGCCGCGATGCCAGTTTACTATCTCGCGCTCATATGCAGCGCCCTTATCCCGGCTAGCTTTACCGCCCATTCTGCATCTCCACAGCTTTAATTGTCTCACCAATCCGCATAGCGATCTGCGGCACGATAGCATTTCCTAATCCTCTAAGTCTGTCCACCCTTCTGGGTATCCCATTAGCCACTCGACCCACTGCGGGTTCAGACTTCCAGTTTTTCCCATTTGGGCGTTCACCGCGTCTGGGAGGCTGTTCGTTTCGTTGCGCCCCGCTCTGGCTAATGTCTCTGGCGTTCTGCCGCCCTTGTAATCCCGCGCTGTCGCTGTCGGCCACATCGTCCGAGCTACCACTGTCTCCAAGTTGGGGTTCTTGTCGTTTACTCTGTTGTGTATGTTCTCCGCTGCCATCGCTGTGCATGCTCTTGGCGTTGGCCACATCTTCACATCCGTCCTGAGAGACTTGCCCTGACCGCCTCCTGTCGTTCCCACACTGTCTGCTGCTGATGGTGTCGCCCACATTTCTGGCGATGATCCAAACTCTGTCGCGTCTGTGCGGAGCGTCTGCGGCGCAAGCTGGAACAATGAACGGCCTGACGGCGTAGGCTTCACGCGCCAAGTCAGATAGCACTTCGTCGAGGCCCATAGAGACGTGCCCATAAACATTCTCGAAAACGCACCAAGCGGGTCTTTTGGCTTGAATAATGGAAAGTATGTACGGCCAGATATGTCGGTCATCTTCTGTGCCTCTGCGCTCGCCGGCAAGTGAAAAGGGCTGGCACGGGTATCCCGCTGTGAGGATGTCGCAGTCGGGAACATTTCTATCTGGGTCATTTGCTAACTCCTTAACATCAGAAGCCACAGGAACATCAGGCCAATGCTTAGAAAGTACCCGACGACACCAAGGCTCAACATCGCAAAACAATATTGGCTTACTCAATCCAGCCCACTCAAAGCCAAGAGAGAAGCCGCCTATACCACTACATAAATCAACGTGTCGCATCTGCTGGCCTCGCTTTCGGTCTGATCGTCCAGCGCGGAGCTAATCCTTGCTCTTGCGTGTAATCAGTTCTATGCCCCTGCGCATCAACGCCAACGCACTGCTCGGAAAAGTCATGCAGCTTGTGCTGTCTGGCAAATGCTTGGCAGTCATCCCAGCTTTCAAACGGCATGAACGCTATGAATAAATAGCTCATGTTGCTCATGTCAGATCCCTATAAAAATCATTAGGCTTTACCTGCCCCAAGCTAGCAAGCTCTATCAGGCGCATGAACTTAGGCGCTGGCATCATCCGATCCTTGTGATCGGCAGGCAGGCACCAACGCCTTGCTACGGTTGCATGTGATGCACCCACCTTCTGCGCAAGCTTGGCATAAGAATACCCCTGCGCCTGTCTCCATTGTTCTAGTGTCATAATCGCCCCTTGCTTTGTTTCTTCGCATCATATACATTTGACAGTATCAGTCAATACGGGGAGATTTGATATGGGGCTGAAAGGTTCAACAGCTTTTGCTGATCGCTTTAATTATCGATGGCATAGCAACCCAAGTACCCCAGATGCTTGGACTTTTTTTGATAAGGCCGTGCAAAGGGTGCAACGAGATGAAGCGTTTAAGATACTACGGGGCGAAACAGAAGGTGACACTTCGTGGGCCGAAAAGATCTTGGATCAAGGCGCGTACTATAAGGATGCGATGGGCTCAACGCAGTTCACCGACAATCCAAACATGGTTAGCGGAAGGGCAGTGCAGCAATATGCTGATCGGCTACTCGTCGATGAAGTATCACCTTCAGATGCATACGCAGACGCAATCAATATGCTGCATGGCTTTCGGGGCGGTGACTGGCGCGACACTGAGAAAGATGCGCGCATCATTGAGAACCGAGAGAGACTTTACTACGATGCTGAAGGCAAGCGTAGCAAAGAACCAACTCATAATGAGTTTGGGCTTGTCTGCGAAAACGCAGCGGCAGGCGTGCGCGAGGCGATGCAAGGTGCGAACAGGATCACGGGTGAAATAGAATTGTTTGGCCCGCTGCCCGGTTGTGAGTTGCCATACTTTGGCAAGCCAGATTACGGCGATGGCCGGTGCGAGTTAAAGACGCAATGGGATCAGGCTGCAGATACAGACAGCCCGCGTGCGAACTCACTGCCAAAGAAAATCAAAGCACCGCATATGATGCAGATCGCAGGCTATTGGTATTTGTCTGGAATTGTAACGCGCATCGTCTATGCTAACAGGCTCGGATATGTAGTGCATGAGCCTACAGAGGAAGAGCTAGATCGTGCGCTCGGTGACATTGCGTCAGCCTGCAAACGCCGGGAGAAACTTATGAAGGTTGCAGATGATGTAGAAGATCTGCTGCGCCTGACCGATCCGCATTTTGCTGACAGCTTTGTCTGGCGAGATGTTCACCCAGAAGTATTAATGCAAGCCAAGAAAATGTTTGGAGTAATTTAAATGGACAGAATAACTTATGAATGGACCGTTACAAAAATGATTGACGCAGCTTACAAGGCCAAAAGCTTTAATGAAAAAACTCTAATTATTAAAAATATACTTAATGAAATGATAGAGGCAGAGCCAGAAGTAGGACAGCCACTTTATCACCTGTTAATGAAGGGCAAAAAAAATGACTAAACTTATTGAAGCAATGAACGAGGTCAATGACCTTAACCGCACGCACGGTTTAACGCAGCGTGGCGGTAAGAAATACACAGAAGTTTTTGTGCGCGTCGAGGCTTTTCGTAAAGCTTTTGGCCTAGACTTTGGCATCAACACAGAAATACTTGTGGATGATGGGCAGCGCGTAGTGGTAAAAGCTACAGTAACAAATGCACAGGGCACGATCATTGGCTCTGGCATGGCTGAAGAGATACGCGGGCAGGGCAATGTAAACAAAACATCTGCATTGGAAAACGGGGAAACATCTGCGATAGGCCGAGCGCTTGCCAGCCTTGGCCTGCATGGCGGCAGCTACGCCTCATTGAATGAGATAGATGCAGTGCAAAGAAAGACGCAGGCAATGGCACAGCCAGCACCTGCAGCACCGGCAGCACAGCCAGCAGCACCTAAGTCAGACAAAGAACAGGCTGTTGCATGGTGCAAAGATCTTGTTGCGAAATACAACGCAGCAAATAGCAGGCGGGAGCTAAGCGAGATTGACCGCAACACACCAGACGCAGCGCTGGAAGCATTGAAGAATGATTATCCAGATCTGCACCAACTGCTCATAGAGCGCTTTACTCAAAAGGAGAATAACCTTGTCAACTAAACCAGAACTCGGCGTCAAAAGCTTTAACATCGATGGCTTCATGCACAACGGCGCACCAGTAGATATGCGCGCATCAGCATGGCTGAACGTACCAAAGGGAATGGATCAAGATCCTGCGGCATCACAAGCACTAAACCAAGTGCGCCAGCTTATGATGGATCACGGCATCTCTGTGCGTATCCAACTGCAGCATCGTGCTGGAGAAGATCCCAAGACTTGGCCTCGCATTGCGAGCTTCCCGCTATTCCCGAACAGGCCGCAACAGCAGCAAGGGTTTCAGCAACAAGGGTATCAAGCTCCAGCACCTTCTTATCAACAAGCGCCTGCGTCAGCGCAAGTGCTAAATGATGAGATCCCGTTCTAGTGACGGCACTGCAAAGAATGAAACTGGACGCGAGGCTTTGCAATCAAGCCTTGCGTAAACTGTCAGGTGAACACATCGAAAACTTGAAAGCAGAAATCACTGGCAAAACGCCGGGGCCAAAGAGCGGCGTTGGATGGCGCAACTCACCGCTTACGCAAAAAGAAATAGAGGACATCTATTACTTCATTGATAAGGGATGGGATCGTCAATCAATTTCGCAGTTTGTTGGCGTGAGTTTAAGCAGCGTAGATAAATACAAATACGCTAAGGCCTAAGATCCTGATCCACTTGTCGCTGCTTGTTCTTTGACAGGCCGGTGTCCATCTTATCTAAGCGCTGCAGCATTGCGTTGTAGCGCTTTTTCAGTTCTGGATCTATGGGCCCAGAGAGATAGTCTTTTATCTCAGCAGTGTAATTATTGATGCGCCGCTTCATGGCACCACCAGCCTCTTCATTGGTGAGACGATCACTCATTATGCTGCCGCGAAGTGATGTGATCTCTTTGTTCAGCACAGCGGCGCGCTGCTTTAACCTAGCCTTTGGCGTGACATTACCTTTGGGCATGTTACTTGCCTCTCCCGTAACCGCTCATAATAGATTTCTTACTTGGTTTCTTTTTAGTACCGGGCATTTTAATCTCCAATGCTAGTTTTCTATTAGTACACCTTCAACGAAAATAGACACCTCGTTTGTTGATGCACTGCTCTTCGCCTCAAATTGAAAGTCAGTCTTCTCCGCAATGCGAAACGGCACTTGCCGATCATAACTTACTTGGCTGTTTTGAAACGTAGCCTCTGCCACACGCAATGTGCGGCCAGCACTATTCATAACCACATTCCTGATTGTCAGATACTTACTGCCGCTTGTAGTTCCAGAGTTTGCATCAATGCGGAACAGGTACAGAGAAAACCCAGCGGGCACTGTGTACAGACAGGCTTGCATGATGCCAAGCGTAGCCTCTATGAAGCCATACGTTGTGCCACCGTTGCTGATCGTGATGTCACCTACGTTGCTGCCCGTAAGAATAACAGCGCTGTTGATGCGGTAAAAAGATTTGGCTGTGGTCACACTGCCGGTGCCGTTCAATGTCACTACGTCGAAGATGCTAGCGTAGTCAGCGTCAAGCCCAGTCACCATAACCTGCATGGTATCGGACGCACTGCTGGATACCACATCCATAGTCACAGCAGAACCGGGGTAAGCATAAGTACCGCCATCATTCCACACAGTTTCAAAGCTAGTGCCGACAGCCCTGTTAAATCCAAAGATGTTTACAGCACCCGTGCCCGGTACACCCCTGTGTACTAGCTCAAGCAAAGCGTGTGGCGAAGAAAGCTTTTCGTTGACGTATCCCATTAGGCGCGTTCTTTCTTCCGCTTGTTAATCATTGAGATCCGCTTGCCCTTGCGCACAGCCTCAGACTTTGACGATGCGCCCCAGTCACGCAAGGCCTCAAGCAATGGCGTTGCCTTGCCATCTCTTTTCTCTGGCCCAGCCATCTTGCCCATGCGCTGCAGAAAAGCAGCCCGCCGTGGGCTGTTGCCTGTTCTTTCTGGAGCCGCACCCATGTTACGCGCTCATCATTGATTTGCGCTTAGGCTTCTTAGCAGTCTTAGCTGATTGCGCGAATGCTTCTTCCGTAGGCGCGCCTGCAGATCCGGGCGTGCGCATCTTCTCTGGCGTTTTGCCAGCAGCTTTCTGCGTTTCTATGCGCTTACGCTTCTTGTGAATGTTTGCATATAATCCTTCAGCCATAAGTCATCTCCAATGCTGCCTGCAAAGTTTCTTTGTTTCTGCGCGTCCATCCTTTGCCGAATGTTTCAAAGGTACTAAGACGCTCATAAAATCTCTGACGCGTATGATACACCGCTTCAATAATTCTGTCTGGATCTACATCAGCCACAGCCTGCAGTGTCATAGGGCCAATTGCCCCGTCCTGCTTTGCACCGACAGCTTTCTGTATTGCCTTGGCTGGCCGCTTACTGCCAGAGTTTACAGCCCAGTCAAACGCGCACCAATCAACACCGCTCGGCAAATCATCACCGCGCACCTTATCCCAGTAGTTCTTGCGATAGATCGGCGCAACATCAGCAGGCGTCAGCGCACGCATCTCTGCCTCAGTGCTTTCCTTGCCTGTCCACGCATCATAGACAGCCTTGGTAACGCCAAGGTTTGTCATGCCGCCGGGATCTTTAGGATGATTTACAAAGCCGCCTTCGTGGTGCAGCAACATCTCCAAACACTTATCAAAGTTCTGCTTCATTTCTTCAAACCCCGCATTGTACGAATACCAAAGCTTGCAGCTATTGAAGCATACATTCCCCATTGAACCCACATTGGCGTAGTCTCCAGATTAGCAAAGCCTCGGGCCATGACATCCTGCATAGAAGGGATAAAATTCGTGCAAAGAATAGCAACGAAAACGATAGTCCATAGCTCATCTTTCCAGCTATCCTTGCTAGCCTCGATAGCAGACTGCTCCCAATCCATCTCACCAGTAGCTTGCTTGAGCTTGATCTCAGCGTTAGCCTTTTGAATTGCTGTCTTGCCATCAATGTAGCTACTAGCCAGACCGCCCAGCGCCCCTACAATTTGCCCTATCATTTCTTGCCCCCGTTTACATACAGCCCAAACCAAGCAGCACCAGCGCCCACAATCACGCTGACAAAACCTGCCTGCGCATTTGTCGGATCTGTGAGATCATACATAAACCAGCTGCATGTGCGCCAGAAGACAACCATGTAGCAGAGTATCAACAGGCGCGGAACAATGCGCCATGCGTCCAGCTTCTCAGGTGTCATTGGTTTCTGTAGTCTGGATCGCCAAGACGTAGCGATGCAGTGCCGCTAGTATAGTTGCCTGTCTTGATGCCAGCCCGGTAGAAATATGGCTCTGGATCAAAGCCATAGGTTTCTATGATCGCGGTGAAGTCATCAACGTCACGCCATGTAGTGCCATCCAATGAACGCTGCACCGTTACGGTTCCAGAGAACGTGTTGGAGATTGACAGATTAAAATAATCTTTAACGCGCAACGCGTCTGTGAAGGTATTCTCAGCAGAGACATCCTTAGTTACTTCTGGCATTAGCTCGTCCTTTCCTAACTAAACTTCTATGTTTATCTTTGTTCCTTGTGGCCGATCCGCATTTGCCTTGCGGCCAAACCTATCATACGTTTCCTGCAAATCAAATCTTTGCTTTGCCAACGCTTCGAGATGGCTGTGATTAGCTCTATGCTCTTTCTCCACACGCTGCTCGGCAATGTGCGTTTCAATACGTTCACGCGTTTGTGATTGCTGGTGTATCTCACTGCCAACATTGAAGGGCGCAGATCCAATGCCACTAACACCGTCAGCCATCGCGCCTCACTGCTATCCAGACAAAACCAAACAATGCCCCAACGCAAAGAAGAAACAAGAAGATGCCAGCAGCCCATGCAATGACAGCCTCTTTGCGCTCGATGCGCTTGTACTCTGCATCCTTTTGCTTCTGACGTATCTCATTCTCTATGCGAATAAGCTCTTGCCAAGCAGAAGGGCCAAGCGTTTCCGAGATCATCTTGCGCAGATCATCGCGCATGTTCTCACGCTGCTTCTTCTGAACAAACAATTCCATTGCTTGCTGCTCAACATTACCAAAGCTTTGATACCACTTGGGGTTCTCAACTCTCTTAGCCGCAAAATCAAAATCAGAGATAGCCTTAGACCACCGGCCTAAATCCCCAGCCATGCCCTCCAGATCTCGCCCAATCTGACAACCCTTTTTGATTGCATTGAATGCAGCACCAGCAGCCATGATTGCAGTAGCAGGATCTATCATGCGTCCTTACCTACCTTAACGTAAGAGAAACATGGCGCTTTATACGGTACACGAATTGTGTATGGATAATATTTATAAATCCCAGAAGGACACCGATATATGCAAGCAGTGTAAAGATGACCGTAAGTCATCACGCCCACAGCTATGCCGGTGAGCGCACAGATCATTAGCCAATCATGTTCATGCGAAGAAGCAAAACAATAATAAAGCCAGATGTACCAATCATAATGGCCTCAAGGCGTTTCACGCGGTTAAACAAATCTTTGAATTGAATATCCATTTCAGTCTTGATAGCCACGACTTCTTTCTCCAATCCATCAATGCGCTGATGCGCCGACGCTACAGTTCTTTTATCCATGCTCATGGTATATAACAAACCTCAAATGAAAACGCTTCTAAGTGAATACTGTCAGCGGCATTGGTTAATGTTCCTTTAATGCTAAACACAACATCAGCCGCTGTATTAATAGATGTAGTTGTTAAAGAAGCACCACTTTCGCTTGGATCAATAGCCGCAGTCGCACCCATCATAACCTGTGAGTTTTCTGCACCTCTATTCCACACCTGAGTAATCCGAGTAGTGCATTCCTCATCAGTATATCCTGATGTTGTATTTACAATATCAGAGCCGCCCATAGTCATCCTGACATTTTTATCATTACCATTATCAGTCGTGCTAATTAACGTTCTAAATCTAAACCAACCATTTGCACCCATGCTACCCGCTGGCATTGTAAAAGTTGCAATCTCAGTTTCACTGGTTGAGCCAGTTAATGTTTGTCGAGTGTTCCCAACAACAATATTGTGAGGAACCCCAATCCATTGACTGGCATCTATTGAATTAAAAACAGGATTTCTCCCAAATATACCGCCATGTTGTTTAATCATTGTTAGCCCCTTACATCGCAGAAATTATAAATGTTAGAAGCTCAGTGTAACGAACCCCATAACTGTCATGTGTTTCTAAATCGCCAGTTTCTTCCGATCCAGTAGTCCATTGATCGTAACATAACATAGCGTAGTCGTGAGCATCTAAGCCTTCTGCCTCAAAAGCAGCTTTTACTTCCTGAGCTATTACCCCGATATGCACTCGCGCATTA